GTTTGACTGACTGACTGAGAGACTTCTGCACTTCACGAACGCAAACGCTTCTGCGCTTCTGATCCATGATGTGAGCCTCGATCATAAGCTCGGCAAAAAAGTGAGATTTGCCAGAGCCTCGGCCACCCCATGCACCTTTATAACGGGATGGTTCAAGCAAAGGCACTGCCCACTTAGGGGTTGGGAGTTGTAACTTAGCCATTGATGACCACGCGCTCAATGCGTTGCACCAGGGGATTGGCTGGATCGCCAGACACTTCGATCTTGTCGCCAAACTTCTTTGGGGCTAGCTTGGACAGAAGCCATTTGCGGGTGTCCACTTGGAGTTTGTGCTTTTGCACTGCTGCCCAGTCTTTTTTGCCATCTACAGCCAATCCGACATCTTGATCGCTGATGTCCATGATCTCCTGAGCCATGCGTTCGATCAGGTATTCCCTCGCGCGCGCATAGTCTACGGCCAAGGCATCATCATCATTCAACCAAGTGTTGAACGTGCTTTGATGCACGCCAGCTGCTTCACATGCTTTGAGTGCGCTCAGACCGTTGCGCATCCCTTCAAGCACCATCTGGCTGATCACGGCTCGGTCTTCACTGCCTGGCTTAGTTCGCTTGGCTGGAGCTTTTGCTTTGTGGGTTTTTGTGTTCATGCTCAATTATCCTTTGCTTTATCGTAAAACTCAATAAACGCCTGTTTAGCCGCATCGTACCCATCACATACAGTACAAGTCACCCCGCACCCCATCAGACGCTCCTTGACCTGCTTCTGAGCCTCTGAGACCACACCTCCCTTTGCCCTCTTCATCTCAACACCCAACCACCTCCCGCTTGGGCTAACAATGAACAGGTCAGGCACTCCAGCGGTCATCCCCTCCTTGGCCAACTTAATCCTCTGCGCCGCAGATACTGATGCCCCATTAGGTACAGAGAAGATAATATATTCAGGATGGAATAACTTAATATAACCCACAAACTTAACCTGCTCAATATGTTCCTTCGACTGCCTGCGTCTCTTTAGTTCCACCATTCTTCATTCTCCTTAGTATTAACTGGCGCATCCTTAATATCAACAAACAAATGACACCTGTGCATTATCTCACTTGGTATCACTGACGGCTGACCTCCCTTGCACTCGTGGCTGCTCGTGTCCAACATGGTCCATCCATTCTTCACCACAGCCTGCTCAAGCACCCAGCGGTTGCCCCTATCATTCAACCTCCTAATCTTGTCCAAAACATCAGCAGGCATCCTCATTGATGACTTTTCCAGCTTTCTATGCTGGCAGTCCAAACAGCTAACCCGATCATCCATTTCCATGCCTTGCTCCTGACCAATCTCCTGATCAATGGGTGCCTTATTTTCCATGCTTTTTTATGCTCCATTCAAAACCTCGTTTTACCTCTGATCATCAAGGGGTGCCGCCTAGCAAATTTTCCAAAACACCCCTTGATAAACGACCAGAGCAAAAAGGTGTCAAAAGGGTGCTTGTTGCACCCCCTTTTGCCACCACTTTTACCCTGCAAGTCTCCCAATTCATCATAGGGTGTCATAGGGGTAACCCCCCTTGACCCCCCTTGACACCCTTTAATAAACTTTGTTGAATACACATCAACCTTCATGCTGCTGGCTTGGACATGACAAACCAGCCATTGGTCACCCCTGCTGGCACAAATTCCGTATGCACTCTGGCCCTGATCCGAGGCTTGATGTCACTCTGATTGGCACCTGTAACTGACTCAATCGCGTCCTGTAACTTGAATACATGATAATCCTTATACTGCTCTGGAGGGCTTGGATAACCGCCAGTTCCTATCTTCCAAACAATACCCTCTGGGTGCTGGTTAATAGTATTAGTTATTGCCAAACATACTTCATCGCACTTGTCTTGTACCAACTTCTCATGCTCAGATTCCTTCTGTTCTGCCTTGTCCACTTGGCGCTGTTGCTCACTCGATTCACGCGGAACCACAATCACGCAAGTAATATCTTGCATATTGCCATGCCTATTAACTACTACCTCATTGAATATCATCGTCTCTAGTTTTACTTCTCTGTACATTGGCTCGTACCGCGTCTTGATCAGGCGCATGTATCGGTTGTTCTGCTTGTCCATGAACAGCACCGCTGTGAGTGTCGCGTCACCAGTCCATGCTGATGCACCACGAGCCATAGCCGCATCATCGTCCTTGCCGATGGTCTTGTTGGTGTGTGTGATGATGGTTATGGATGTCTTGAGCATCACAAAGATGGTCTGCTTCAGACCAGCCACAAAAGAGCCAACCTCTGAGTTGTCGTTCTCGTTGTCGATGTCCAGTGTTGCGTTTGCTGTGTCGATGATCAACCAAGGGCGCTCACCGTTGACTGTATGCGCCTTCACGTTCTCTGCCAACTGGAGCACATCTGGCAGCTTGGAGCGTTGTGCCTCAATCAGGATGAACCACTGAGACACCTCGATTGGGTCCAGTCCTAGGTGCTTAACGTATGCGTAGAGGGACCGGCGAACCTGTGCCGTGTCCTCTGAGACGTAAATCACCTTCCTGCGGCACTCAGTCTTGAATGGGCTGTCGGTCAGCCTGAACCCTGCTGCGAGTAGAGCGATGGCCATCATTGCTGTGGTCTTGCCAACGCCAGGCTGTCCTGCCATCACCGAGAAGCTGTGCGCCATGAACCCATCAACCAGATACTCGATTGGCTCCAGTGTTGAAAGGTCCAGCGGCACCTCGCCCCAGACTTTTATTGGCTTTGCCGTGCTAGATGCGAAGGGGTCTTTGGGTGGCTCACTGGGTGAGCCTGTGGCTGGTATCGAGTGCTTGATCTGGAAGTCCTCAACAGCAGACCTTGCCTCATCTTGTTTTGTTTGTGGCTTGTAGCCGTTCAGCTTGGCCATGTGAAACAGTGTGCCGATGCTGATGCCCTTGTCTGTCTTAAACGACTTCCAGTGGGTGAAGCAATCTTCCTCAGACTCCCAGCTTGGCTGCGTTGCAGACCACTGCACCCACAAGTGAAAGCCCTGCTCTTGGAACTCTGACTGTAGCGCCTGCCCGATTGCAATCCATGTGTCATAACCATCGCACTGGACAAATCTTAATGCGTTGGCTGCCTTGTCCATGTCGGTGGTCTGTAGTGGCAGGCTACGCATTGGCATTGCGCTTGGAGCAGGCTTTAGCTGCTCCTGCACAGGTTCTTTGATCTCAATGCCGCACTCAGCTAAAAACTCACGCACCGAGCAGTTGAGTTCCAGCACCTCTCCGGCGAGTTTATCTCCAGTGAGCATGACTGACTTGCCTGCGCCAGTTTCATGTCCGAAGATTTCAATCTCTTGGCCCTCTGCTACCAATATTTTCTTTGGCAGTGTTGGGTCTGAATCTGCGAGAAAGAAGATGTGAGCACCACGTTTGCTGTGGCTGATCTCGGTCATCAGTCCAAGTGACCTTGCCTTCTCAAGCAGCCGCGTCATGCTGATGTGCCGAGGTGCCTTTGACCGCTTGGTGTCAAGGTCCAAACAGTACAGCGCCAGATCACCCAATGCGTCCTTTGTGATTGACTGCATAACGATGCCGATGTAGTCGCCCAGTTGCTCAGTGAGGACTTCAGTGGCGCTAAGTAGCTGGCTTGCTGGTGTGTCCAGCCCGACACCAACACCACCGCGTCTGATTGGCACCTTGGCCATGTCACCGTTCTTCTTCTTCTGCAGTCTGAACCCGCAGAACATTGCATCGGGGCAGACGTTGGCTATCTTCCTTGCTGCCTGCATACTGGCACTATTGGCCAATGGATTGGGAATCATAAGTTGAACCTTCACTCAGAACCATAAAAAGGGACATCGGCAGGCAGTGGTTCGTCTGCTTTTCGGAAGCGATCCTAGCCGAGCCCATAAAATTGAAAGACGCAAACTCTACTACAACGAGGATTCAGCCGCAAACTTCAGCTTGCTTGGAGTGAGTTTTGAGTTGCAGTGTGGGCAGCGCCTCGTGTGCCTCTGCCTGCTGATCTCCGCGTAGACTGAGCTGCTGGTGATGGCCAAACGCCTGGCTGCCTGGTATGCGGTGATGCCCTCTTTGTTCATCAGTTCGATGGCTTGTTTGGTACGTGACATTGGTGTTTCCTTGTTGGTGGACAATGCGGCTATTGTACAGAAAAAGACAACATGAAACTTTTTTTTATTTATTTCACAAAAAGGTGTTGTGTTCAACAAAAAAGGTGTGACATAATGGAGGCGTCAGCAGAAATTAACGAACTCAAAGGAACTGAAATGACAAACTTCAACAACATGCTGGAAACTTGGGTTGGGTCTGGCAAGCTGGATAGCAAGGGCCGTGAGATTGGCTTCATTGTTGGACTGAATGACAACGGTACAGACTTTGCTGCTTGGGTTCAAAGTGGCCGCATGGTCAACCGAGACTTCAAGGACTTTGGTGTGCGACAGCGCAGCCGCAACTTCATTAGCCAAGAAGCCGCAACCCGCTGGGCTTACAGCACCGCCAAAGAGCGCATCGCCAAACTCTAAAACCAAACGGGGCTTCAGCCCCACTGAACATGATTTAAAAAAGCTATCAACATTGCAAACTCGATAGAAAACATTTTCGTACAACCATCAAAAGACAGCTTATAATTCATTTATGCCCTAGCAACCGCCAAGGGTCTTTTAAAGGAAATTCACAATGAACACCATCACCACCAAAATCGAGTGCGAGACAGTCAATGTTGTCTATGACATTGACGATGACGACTTGTCATACAAAGTCTACTTCAAAGGCGTTGACATTTCAGGCTTGTTGACTGAAAGCCAGCTTGACTCAATTGACGCACT